TTTTCGGAACCACAAATGCAGAGAAGGGATACTTGAGGGACACTACGGGCAATCGACGCTTCTGGCCCATAAAAACTCCTGGTAACGGTAGTAAACAATCGTGGCAACTTACCCAAGAAGAAGTATTGCAGATATGGGCTGAAACATTGGTATACACCAAAGCTGGTGAAAAACTGTATCTTGACGCAAGTCTTGAAAAGCTCGCCAAAGATGAACAGCGGGAAGCTATGGAATCCGATGAGCGTGAAGGGCTGGTGCGCGATTACCTAGACACCCTTTTGCCAGAGGACTGGGATAGCATGGACACCTTTGAGCGTCGAAATTTTATAGGCGGTACAGAGTTTGGTGACAGCAACCGCATCGGGGTAAAGAAACGCACACTTGTTTCCAATATGGAAATCTGGTGTGAATGCTTTGGTAAGGACCGCGCCAACTTCAAACGCATGGATAGTAATGAGATATCAACGATCATGGCTGGTATCGGAGGCTGGACATTGTCTGATAAGAAGGTTCGAATACCACTTTACGGCCCGCAGTGGGTTTATGTTCCCAAGTCTGTTTCAAGAGGTCAAAGTTCGGAACAGGCATAAAGCTGGGAACAAAAATACCTGTTCCTACGTTCCAAACTCATGCTTTAGGAACAACTCATCGGAACAGGCGATAGCCCTAGATATATAAGAAACTGAGATACCTGTGTTCCTATGTTCCAAAGATTATTCTTAATAATAATTCTAAAGATAATAGAAAGAAAACGAATGCAGACGCACGTTTGCGCGCGTATAGAGACTTTTTGGTTATTGGGAACACAGGCTTTATGGAGGATATATGAGAGAGAAAATTATAGAACAAAAATTGGTAAGAGAAACGAAAGACAAAAGTGGCCTCGCCTTAAAATTCACATCACCTAGTCTTGATGGAATGCCGGACCGGTTGGTGCTTTTACCAGGAGGGAAGATGGCCTTTGTCGAGGTGAAAGCTCCAGGTAAAGCAATGCGGCCACTCCAGGAAAAGCGAAAAAGAAAGTTAGAAGCACTTGGCTTTTTGGTATTCTGCCTAGATCAGACGGAGCAAATTGGAGGGATACTTGATGAAATATCGGGAGGTAGTAACTCATGCCAGCAAAAAATAGAGTAACCGTAAATTGTGATTGGTGCGGGAAATCAATTGAAAAGTGGCCATCTACGATAAAAAAGCACAATTTCTGTTGCCGTAAGTGTTTAGCTGATTTTAGCAACAAAAGTAAAAATTCTAAAGGCTATAGAAAACTTAAAGACTATACAAAAATTGGTAAACATCTTACTAAGCTAAATCAAGAATTAAACCCCTCTCGAATGACAGTAGAGACAAGACAGAAATTGCGAGAATATCGCTTAGGTTCTGGTGATGGAGTTACCTATACAAAGTTATTTGGAATTCATGAACATCGAGTTGTAGCAGAGCAGATACTTGGCCGACAACTGACCAAAGATGAGGTGGTTCATCATATCGATGGCGATAAGAGAAACAACAGCCCAGATAACATTCATGTATACCCTTCGCAGTCAGAACATGCAGCATATCACGCAAAATTAATTGCTTTCTTATTCGGTGAAGGAGGTGATGCCCGATGAAGTTCATACCACATGATTATCAGCAATATGCCGTTGATTACCTTCTTGAAAAACCGGTGACAGCTGTATTCCTTGATATGGGCTTGGGTTGAGGTAAAACAGTAATAACTCTTTCCGCAATCTTTGATCTCACACTCGATAGCTTTCTGATTCGAAAGGTTCTCGTGATTGCACCACTGAGAGTAGCAAGGGATACGTGGCCCACTGAGATTGAAAAATGGGATCATTTGAATGGATTGACTTACACAGTCGCTGTTGGCTCCGAAGAACAAAGAAAATCAGCACTGCTTAAGTTAGCTCAGGTCTACATTATCAACCGTGAAAATGTTGAATGGCTCATTTCTCGGAGCGGGTTACCTTTTGATTATGACATGGTCGTAATTGATGAGCTGTCATCCTTTAAGTCTCATCAGGCAAAGCGATTTAAAAGCCTACTGAAAGCGAGGCCTTTAATCAAGAGAGTTGTGGGTCTCACAGGTACTCCTTCTTCAAATGGACTGATGGATCTCTGGGCTGAATATCGACTGCTGGATATGGGGCAGCGCCTTGGACGCTTTATAGGGAAATATCGTGAAGACTACTTTAGCCCTGATAAACGCAATCAACAGATTGTATTTTCCTATAAACCAAAATCTGGAGCTGAGGAAATGATCTATCAAAGGATTTCTGACATTACCATCAGCATGAAAGGTTCCGATTATCTTAAATTGCCGGAGTTGGTTATGAACGAGGTTCCTGTTAGGTTATCTGAAAAAGAAATGGAAACCGTCGAAACTATGAAGCGGGATCTTGTTGCAATGATTAAAGGTGAAGAAATAACAGCAGCCAATGCCGCAGCATTGTCAGGGAAACTACTGCAAATGGCTAATGGAGCGGTTTATGACGATGAAGGCGCTGCTATTCATATACATGACCGAAAGCTGGAAGCGTTAGAGGACTTGATCGAAGCCGCCAATGGCAAACCTGTCCTCATTGCATATTGGTTTAGACACGATCTTGCCCGGATTAAAGAAAGATTTGCTGTCGAAACCTTAGACAGTTCTGATTCCATAAAAAGCTGGAATAACGGTGAAATTCCGATTGCAGTCATTCATCCGGCGTCTGCTGGACATGGCTTGAACCTGCAGGCTGGCGGTTCAACCCTAATATGGTTCGGGTTGACTTGGAGTCTGGAACTCTATCAACAAACCAACGCCAGGCTCTGGAGACAAGGTCAAAGGGAAACGGTAGTCATTCACCATCTTATCGCCAAGGATACGATAGATGAGAAGGTGATGAAAGCACTGAAAGATAAGGATAACACCCAAGCCGCCCTTATTGATGCAGTCAAAGCAACATTCAAAGGAGGTTCGATGAGATGAATATAGTTTGGCATTACCTAGATAAAAAGATGGCAGCGATCAATGCGCTCAAGGATTACAGCAATATGGAATACATCATTGAGCATACGGATGAAGACATCGCTACCATTCATGAAAAGATAGAATCACCGAGGAGTTCGGTTCCAACTGGAATGCCGAGTGCACACAATCCTAAGGCACTAGAGGATCGTCTGGTTTTTGGTATTGATGAGATTGATGTGCTTAAGGAACGGTATAGACAGGCCTTGGAGTACATGAAATGGTTCAAGCCCGCATGGGAGACACTCGATGGGGATTCGCAATTTATCCTGAATGAATTCTTTGTCCGAGATATTACAAAGACCGAGGCCATCCTAAATGTTAGTGAAGAGCTTCATATTGAACGTTCATGGGTTTACAAGAAAAAGGAAGATGCACTGCGTCAGCTGACGCTACTCCTTTATGGAATTTAGGAGTGGACAAATAGCGGACGCAATTTACAAAAAACCATATTAGAATAGTATTATGGAAAGCTGCAAAGAGCCTTCGTGGGAAATACTGCGAGGGCTTTCTCTATGCCCTAAAGGAGGTGTTTTATGCCGAGAAAACCAAAACGACCATGCTCTCATCCCGGTTGTCCTGAGCTGACAGAGCACCGGTTTTGTGAGAAGCACGCCAAGCAGGAAGCCTCCCGTTATGAGAAGTACGATCGTGACCCGGTAACACGAAAGCGCTATGGCCGGGCATGGAAGCGCATACGTGACAGATACATTGAATCGCACCCGCTCTGTGAAGAGTGTGTAAAGAATGGGGAAATGACACCGGCTACTGAGGTGCATCACATCCTTCCGCTCGCACGTGGCGGTAATCATGATGAAGTGAACCTCAAAGCTCTTTGTACACCTTGTCATTCATCCATCACAGCGCGTGATGGTGACCGCTGGCACGACCGGTAGGGGGTATCAAATCTCTGTAGCTCTTTTGCTGGGGAACGGGCGTAGGGTGTCGTGTGAATTTTTTCATAAGTTTTGGGGGTATTAACCCCCTCATTCAGATCGGAGGTGAATACATGGGTAAAAGAGGTCCGCAGCCAGGAGTAGGTGGCAGGCCGCGAAAGGCTTTAGCGGATAAAATACAGGATGGCAAATCGCGCAATCTTCAAATCGTGCCCTTGCCTGAAGGTGACTCTGAGACAGGGTCAGAAATGCCAAAGCCTGCTGATTGGTTGTCGGCTTCCCAAAAGAATGGGCATCCCTTGATAGCCAATGAGATCTACACAGACACCTGGGGATGGCTGTTGAAACACAAATGCAGTCATCTGGTGCCCAAGCAGCAGATTGAGCAATACTCCATGAGCGCTGCTCGCTGGATTCAGTGTGAACAGGCTATTTCTGAATATGGTCTTCTGGCAAAGCACCCAACAACAGGTGCACCGATTGCTTCACCTTACGTGAGCATGGCGCAATCCTTCTCAAAACAAACCAATAGTTTATGGGCTCTGATTTACGCGATAGTAAGAGAAAACAGTCTTACTGATTGCTCGAACTATACTCCACAAGATGATTTAATGGAGCGCCTATTAAGCGCCCGGAAAGGAAAATGATATGGATAATAAATTTTTAACAGCAGAAAGTGTGTGTGAAGGCCATCCAGACAAGCTCTGTGATCTCATCGCAGATAGTGTTTTGGACGCCTGTTTGTGGAAAGACCGCGGCTCTCGCGTGGCCTGTGAGGTAATGGCGACAAAAGGTAAGATAATCGTGGCGGGCGAAATCACCTGTAGCGGTAAAATCGATATTCGAATGATCGTGAGGGATACGCTGCGGAAGGTAGGATACAATCCGTGGAAGTATCTCATTTTTGTTTATGTACACAAACAGAGTCGAGACATCGCAAATGGAGTAGGAAATGCCTTGGAAGCACGCAGTGGCGACACTTCCTGGTATAACACGCTCGGTGCGGGTGATCAGGGGACGATGTACGGCTATGCTACAAGCGAAACGAGGCAGATGCTCCCTCTCCCGGTAGTATTGGCCAACAGTATCACAAAGAGACTTGATCAGGTTCGACATGACGGACTTATCAAAGGAATCAAGCCAGATGGAAAGGCTCAGGTAACAGTAGAGTATGAGGATGGCAAGCCAAAGCGAATTAAAACAATCATCGTATCTGTCCAACACGACGCGGCGAAAGGCACTGAGGAACTGAGCCGGGAGATTTATTCACACGTCCTGTGGAAGTGCTTTGAGGATTTCCCTTTTGATGAAGAGACGGAAGTCCTTATTAATCCTTCCGGCAGGTTTGTTGAAGGAGGGCCTTCGGCTGATACCGGGTTGACCGGCAGAAAGTTGATGGTTGATACCTATGGGGGACTTGCAGCCCATGGCGGCGGTGCATTTTGTGGAAAAGACCCTACAAAGGTTGACCGGTCTGCAGCTTACATGGCAAGGAATATTGCCAAGCATATCGTCTGGTGTGAATTTGCTAAGCGTTGCCAGGTCAATATTGCCTATGCAATCGGAAAGGCTGATCCGGTATCGGTCGAAGTGGATACCTTTGGTACTGGAACAGTAACTGATGCAACACTTCGCGAAGCGATCAAGGAAGTATGGTGCCTTCGTCCGGCAGCGATTATTGAAATGCTTGATCTGAGGTTCCCACGCTATAAGGACACAGCGGTATATGGTCATTTTTCTTCCTGCTTGTACCCATGGGAGGATGTCAGAAAATATAAGGAACTTAAAGAGGCGGTGATGCGATTTGAGCAAGACAACCAGTGATATGAAGTTGGTACCGATTCAGGAGCTGGTACCNNNTTTGGCTTCGTCAATCCCATCATCGTCGACCGGGATTACAGTGTGATTGCTGGACATGGTCGTCTGATTGCCGCCAAGGAAGAAGGCTTTTCAGAGGTCCCATGTGTGTTTGTAGACTACTTGACTGAAGCGCAGAAGAAGGCATATATCATCGCTGACAACCG